TGGTTCAATATTTCTTGATACCTCGTGCCGCCCCTGGCATCAGCCTCTAAGATTTGTTGTAATACAATGCTGTAACGCATGTCATTAATGGTGGCTGCTACTGCGGATGATAAATCTGCGAATAGATGAGAATATGCTGGATTTTGCGAAATACCAATGTATTTATCACCTGTCGGGTAACCCCCTCCAAATGTTGCACCGTTTGCAGCGGGATTTCCACTAGCTAGTACTAAACCGTCCTGCGAAAGTAAATCGGAATAACCTAAGTATCGATGTGTACCTGATGGCGCATCAAATCCAGTTGCTTGGCCATCGCCTATTACAGGAGCCGTAGACCCGAGAGATATTTGAACCGCATCGCCGTATTGAGGCCAGGGAAGGGCAGAAGTGAAATAATCGTGACGTTTTGCACGTTTAAGAAGTTGGAATTCAGATGCATCGTGAGGTCCGTCCCCAGTATCTTGGTAGACGGGATTTTGCAGATAAGGAACTCTGAACCAGTCGTTCCAGATGCGATTATACGCGAGGAATGGGAGAGCTTGGACTTGAAACGCGCTACTTACTGAAAGCATTTTATCGACTGGTAAACCGAAATAGTCGCCTAAAGTTCCGATTTCTACCGCACCATCTCCATAATCGATTTGAGGCACTATATAATCGGTCGTGTCCGTGATTGAAACTTTTTCTCCGCAGAGATTTACCCAGTGTTCCCAAAGGATGCGGTTTGGTATGAAGAACCAAAACCAGTCGAAATACATGTTGTCCATGATTGGGTATAGAAGCGTTGATAGACGAGCGAGGAATGAAGCACGGATATTTACTGTATCTCCTGGTAGTACCTCTTTGCACATTACGGGATACAGATAGCCCGTGTTAATTGCGGTTTTATGGCCGGATGGTTGCCGGAACGAAGAGCGCTCTACGCGCCCTTGTGGTATTCGTGAGAAGAGGTGGGTCATTACGCTTTCCATGATTTTCCTTTCGTTTTTTGTTTAGACACCAATCCAAATATAATTCGTTTGGTGTCAGTGGGCATAGTTATATCAAGGGGGTACTATGCCCACTGGCGTTATTTTCGTTTTTTTCTCTCTTGAACTACTTGACGGCGTATTTTGTCAAACGCCTTTAATGATGGGTTTTCATTATTTAATTGACGGCGAAGTCGGGCCATTTCGGCCCGTATTTTGTTTTTGAAGTAAGCCTTTGGCGTTACTCGCTTTTTCATTGCACTTTCTCCTTTGGTTTTGGTGTAACCTTGTCTAATTGCGCTTGCAATTGCTGAGGTGTGAGCGCATCAAGCATTTTCGATTGGAGTTCCAAATCGATTTGCTGAGCGGTTTTTTTGAGAACGGGATTTTCTGGGTCATCCGGGAGCAGACCCATTTTGATGGCCTCGGTGTGATTTTCCATGTTTTCAAGCCATCGGAGCATGATTTCCGGAGAGTTGCCGAATCGTGCGCGTATTCGCGCATTTAGGCCACGGAATTGCATTTGCATATCTGTGACCTGATTAAGCATTTGATGGAAGGATTCGGATGGCATTACGCCATATTGCAATTTTCGAACGCCTTGCTGTCCGGTAGATAATTGACCTTGAGCGTTACGACCTTTGGCCATGATTGCGTTGATGTCTGGCTCTGTGCCAGTGTCGAGGCGTGTGAGGCTGGGGCCGGTTGGAGGTTGAATTCTACGCATTGGCGGGACCTTTCGACATGAGTGCGACTGCATTAGATGCAGTCATAAGTAGAACGGGTTTGGGCTGGCTAACGATAACATCACCACTTTTTTCGTCCCAGTCTCCAATGAAGGTAAGCTCGTAATCTTCTGGGAATTGTTTGATTTGTGATTTGTCGTCTGTTACCAGACGCATGAAGCTTCGAAGGGCTTCGGTTTCATTTTTCATCGTGAAGGGCTGGAGATAAATTTTCGCCTTACGATCGTAGATTGAGAATAGTTGCATGAATGTACTCCTTTGATGTGCGCTGTATTGCGCTGTTTATAATATACGCTATGTAAGTGTGTAATATCAAGCGATATTTATTGTTTTTGATTATTTTACGGTAATTTTACCACTACCGCAGCCCTACGGCCCCGCTAGATCGCGGGCCGGGCTTTGGTGGGTCAGGACGTGCTTTCGCACGCCCTCGACCTTTTTTAACTGATGTTTAATCTAGAAAGCGTTTGAGTAATGATTTTTGTGATTTTTTGATAGTTGCTTTTGTATTGAGTTCTTGTTGAGTGAAGTAAGTGTCTTTAGTTGAGTATTGTCTATCAAGTTTTATTTCTTGATGTTTTAATGGATTAAGCTTTTCTAGTTGTTTGTCAAAGTACCTAGGTACTTTTTTTATTTGATTACCGTTTGTGATTAAGTTATCGTGTTTATAAATCTCATCGAGATTTTTTTTGACGTATTCTTTTGCTATTGCTGGTCTTGTTGATACGCGTAGGAATTGAGGTTCTACTCCATGCTTGTCGTAGTACCATTGTTTTGATTTTTTATCGATTATGTATCGCGCAATATATGCCGCAGATACTGAAGTAAGATTACCAATAATGCAATGCCCCAGACCCCATATACTATTGAGAGTAAGACTGTTATAATAGTCATTGCCATTTCTCGAGCCTTCCTGTTTTTTGTCTTTGAAATCAATGCCAAAAAGAGCGGCGTGATAGTGAGGGCGATAATATTTATCACCGTATTCGCCGCAGGCGAAGTATTTAATTCCTTGTCCATATCTCTTTCGTAGCCTTTTTATAAATAGTTGTAAGTCTCTTGGAACAAGCGTAGGGGCAGTATATCCCCATGTTAGATTTTCGTCCGTGTATGTAAGTGTTACAAATAGATTGTGATAATGGTTCTTTGCTTCTAGTTCGCAGCGAGTCGCCCAGTCTTGAGTACGCGATAATAGACAGTGGTCGCAGGAGCCGCAGGGGACTATAACCCCTAACGGCTCTTTTAAGGTACGGCGGATTCGTATTGGTTTGAAACATGGCATTAAAGCCGAATCCCGCCTCGTAATCCTTTGGCGTTGTTTTTTGGGTGTGATCCGCTTCCAGCTCGAAACTGTTTTTTTGATTTCGAGTGTGACAGTTGTTTTCTGAATTTCATTATTTATCACCTCCCCCTTATTATTCTCATTATTTGGTCGATGTATGGTTTAACGTTTCCCATGCCTGAATTAAAGAATTCGGACATTACGCGTTGTTCTGATAGTTGAAATTTTGCGCTATGCGCTTCTGATTTTAATTTATTTGCGAGATTTATGATTGATTCCGCTCTTGCTCTGAGGGCTTCTTTTGTTGTGTCTACATCTCCTTTGTATGCTTCTTGTTCTTTCAGTGATTTTTCTATTTCTGGCATTGCGTTTCGAAATGGTCGTGTGGCGTCTAGGTCCCGCGCTTGAGATTCGTTGAGCGCAGCCGCTGAGTTTGTTTGTCTTATTTGTGCTTGTTGTAACTCCATTGCTTGTTTGTTTGCCATAGCACCAGTAACGTTTTCTCCTACGTTTGATTTTGCGAGCTGTGCCGCGCTTCCCGGTGGTGTTGATGATCCGTGATTTACAGAGAGAAGCGGATTTAATCCGGCCGCTTTAAGATCGGCTACCTCTCGTTGGTGTGCAGTGTTAGACATGTCGCGCTGGAAGCGACGATTTTGTCTTGACTCATGAACTCCGAAAGCTGATGTGAATATATCGGCTGCAGCGCCTAACGCCGGCCCTGCGAATGGGAGCGCCCCCGCTAGGGACGCTCCTTTTGCTGTCGTTGCTGCTCCTATTGCTGCTGCTGCTGGTAGTGGCATTATAACCGGTCCAGTCCAGGGACGCTATATATAGGCATACAGCGTGTCCAGGTTGCGTCGAAATAGCAATCGAGCAGGATTTGTGGTTGTGATGTTACAGCCTGTATTCTTTCCATTGGGGGATCGTCCTGTATGAATGCAGCGTTTAGATTTGGGCGGCTACTGCCGAAATCTAGAGCTAGATGCCATGCATCAAGTGATTGAGCTGCTGCGCTACGCATGATTCCGGATACGAATGATCGCGAGTATCTGTATTCTGCTGCTCTCTCCTGATATCCCCAGATTGTATCATTTGATTCATCGTCCAAGAACAGTAGTTCGCGATTGTAAATCGCCTGTTCCCCAAGATTCGCGAATTCGGGTCTGAAGAAGTCATGACGTGTGGATCTATTCCACATTTTTTCAAGACCTTCTTGGTAGTTGATGTCTCCGCGAACATTGACGAGGCACATTATATGCCCGTGTTCCGAGAAGGATTGAAAGATTTTTCCGGAAGCTCCTTGTTGGCCATATGCTGCTAGACCTGCCTGTACGTTGTTATTGGTGGGTGTTGCGGGACTTGCTGATGTTTGTGCGACTTGACGAACGTCAATCGCCTGTGATCCACCACCAAGATACTCTGGGCGTTGAAGGCGTGAATCCTGGGGTGAAACTCCCCAAACCTGGTTCAATATTTCTTGATACCTCGTGCCGCCCCTGGCATCAGCCTCTAAGATTTGTTGTAATACAATGCTGTAACGCATGTCATTAATGGTGGCTGCTACTGCGGATGATAAATCTGCGA